CGTTCGCGTCCAGGCCGATCGTCTTGTAGGCGTCCTGGCTGGCGGTCGACATGTCGGTGGACAGGATCGTGAATTCCTTGATCGCGTCACCGGCTTTGTCGATGCCGAACTCGCCCTTCTTCGCCCCGTCGACGAGGACCGAGAACGCCTCCTCGCCGCTGAACCCGAGGGTCTTGAAGAACTGGCCGTACTCGTCGGCCGCGTCGAGGACTCCCTCGCGCAGGTGGGCGGGGACCTTGGAGGCGGCGGCCGTCATCAGGTCGAACGCCTCGGTCGCGTCCTCGGCCAGACCCGAGTTGATCGCCACGCCCGCGCTCTGCGCGGCGCGGGTGACGTCGATGTCGAAGGCCTCGGCGAAGTTCAGGGCCTCGGCCGTCGCGCCCTTGAGCTCGTCGGTGGAGGCGTCCGTCATGCCCTCGATCGACGACATCACCGAACCGACCGCCGAGTTGACCGTCTCGAAGCTGTCGCCGTAGGCCTGCGCGTACAGGTCGCCCGCCACGCCGCCGACACGCGCGGACTCCTCCTTCGTCAGGTCCAGTTGCGCGGCGAGCTTGCTCTCCAGGCGGGACTGATCCAGTGCCTCGGCGAACCCGGCGGCGACGATGGCGCCGACCGCGACCATCGCGGTGGCCACGCCCGCCTTCAGCGTCTCGCCGAAGCCGGCGCCTCCCGTGGTGCCGCTCCGCTCGACGTCGGTGGCCATCGCCGCCGATTCGTCCTGCACGGTCTGCCGGGCGTCGCGCATGCCCTCGCCCGTGTCGTTCCGGGCGGACAGGGCGAAGACGAGACTGGTGTCCGACACGAGAGCCCCCTCTCTCTACCGTCTGGCCTTGGCCTTGTCGGCGATCTCCTGCATCTTCTGGCCGTAGTCCTCCAGCCAGTCCAGGTAGCGGTCTTCCTCCTCGACCGTGAGGGTGTCCCAGTCCCGGCCGACGATCCCGAGGAGGTGGGCGGCGTTGCCGAGCTGCCTCAGACGGCGAAGGGCAGCCGGGCTTTTCCCTCATCTGCCGGTGCGGTGTCCCGCTGCCGCAGCATCCCGTCGATCATCGACTCGTCGCCGCCCTTCTCCCGCATCCGGGCCACCGCGAGGTCGATCTCACCCACCGTCATCTCGACCCTCAGCTCGTCCCACAGGAAGTCGACGTCCTCGAAGCGGATCGTGGGGTGCTGCCGCTTCAGCAGGACGTGCAGCAGCGCCCGCCGGCACAGGGCGTCGCCTCGGAGCACGCCCATGGCGAAGTCGCTGAACGGCTTGCCCGTGCGCTTCTCCAGCGCCTCCCGCTCGGCCGACATCAGCTTGTTCGGGTTGTAGTCGAAGACCTGCTCGTCGCCGTCCTCGGGGGAGTACGTGACCTTCAAGGTGACCGCCTTACAGGGGAAGTTTCAGGAGGATCGGGAAGCGATCCGGTTGACCATGTCCGCCAGCGCGGACTTCACAGCGTGCTCGTAGGCGTTGCGCCGACCTTCGAAGGCGCGGTCGAACCACTTGACCTTGCCGGTCTGCTGCACCCAGATCTCCCGGTTGCCGTAGACCGGGTGCCGCCACCCGCTGGCCCTGTTGGTCCGCTTGGCCGCGTTGGCGAAGCCACGCACATTCGGCGTCTTGAAGGCCTTGATCTTCGCGCCGGGGAACCGGCCGCTGATGCGGACCTCGGGCCGGATCTTCCGGGCGATCGACGACTTCAGGGCCGGGCCGCCGTGCGGGGTCGCGGACCCCATCGACATGATGTTGCTCTTCGCCTGGACCGCGCCGGGCTTGAGCGCCTCGCGCATGTTGCGGGTCAGCTCTTTGCGCAGTTCCTTGCCGTCCTCCTCGGCGCGCAGCGCGCTGGAGATGTTCCGCAGATTCTGCGGGGTGAGCTGCAAGTTGAGCGACGCCCTCGACCCGCGGCCCGACCCGGCCATCAGGCGGTCGCCCTCGTCACCGCTCCCGACGTCGGGAACCCCTGGCTGACGGTGGCCTCGTCACCGACCGAACCGGTCAGCGGCGACCAGCCGGTGATCAGGATGTTCCCGGTGTACTTCGGGTTCGAGGTGCCGACGGCGGCCTGGTCGGCGCGCACCTCGAAAGGCACGACCGTGCCGAGCAGCGGCCACATGATCGAGTCGAGTTCGGTGGCGGCGAAGTCCTGCAAGAACTCGCACGAGAGCTCCGCCGACTTGATGCCGCCGAGGACTTCCTTCCAGCCGAGACTGGCGTAGTTCGTGACGTCCTTCTCCTCGACCTCGACCGTCAGCTCGGCCTTGCGGGTGTACTCGTTCAGGACGTTGGCGTTGATGGACAGGTACTCCGCCAGCAGAACCATCTTGGGCATGACGAGGGCCCTCCTTTCAGGGCATGACGAAGGGCCCGATCACGGGCCGAGAGGTGAGGCGGGGCTACTGGATGCCGAGCGCCCCGGCGAAGAGGAACGACGGCGTGGTGCCGGAGATCGTCCACGCCATGCGCCACCAGGTGTCGGTGATCGCGGTGCCGTCGGTGCGCAGAATCTGCCCGCCCACAGCGGTGGACGCGTCGAACGTCAGCCGCGTCGTGGCCGACGAGAAGCCGGAGTTGTCGTCGGACTCCACCCGGACGGTGATGGACGGCGTAGTACCCGCCACCGACAGCACGTGCAGCGTGGCGTACAGCCGCCTGCCGGCCGCGACCGCGCCGAGCTCCAGGCCGGTGCCGGTGCCGGTCGCGGTGCGGGCGGTGCCGGGCGGGTGGGCGAACTGCCCGCGCGCCACCGGCCACGTCGACTTGGCGGTGCCGGTCCACGGGGCGACCTCGCCGACCGCGTCGAACAGCTTGTAGTCGGAGCGCATGGCGCTGACCAGGTAGGCCAGGTCGCCGACGGCGGCCGCGTTGTTCGCGCTGACCGACCAGGGGCCGGTGCCGCCGAGCTGCGACCACGAGGCGTCGTCGACCTTGGTCGGGTCGTCTGCTTCCCACTGCCCTTCGGCCGACAGTTCCGCCGAGGCCAGCCCGCCCAGGACTTCGCCCCATCCGTTCGAGGCGTAGTTCGTGGAGTCCTTCGACTCGACCTCCGCTGACAGTTCGACCTTGTTGGTGTTGGCGGTCAGGTCGACGCCGACCGCGAAGCACCGGACGTTGGTCAGGATCGTCTTGGGCACGTCACCCCTCCCCGTCGTCTCGTGGCTTCCGGCGGCCCTTCGGCTTCGGCTCCGTCTCGGTGACTTCCTCGGCCACGCCCGACGCCACCAGGTGCGCGGCCTGCGCGGTGGGCAGGTCGATCTCCTCGCCCTCGTCCGGCCACGGCACCCCGTGAAGGACGGCGCCGACGGGCTGCTGCTGGGTGATGCGGATCCTCATCAGATGTCTCCCGGTCCGATGACCTTGATGACGAGTTCGGCGCCCACATAGGTGGTGCCCTCGTGCTCGTACCAGCGGTAGCCCTGCACGCGTTGCAGGTGCAGGTCGTCGGCGAGACCGTCCAGGGCCATCTCGCCGGGCGCCCCGCGCGCCACCTCGATCGCCTGCTTCAGCGAGGCCGGACCGCTGCCGGAGAGCAGGCCGTCGAGGATGAGCTGGGAAGTGCGGTCGTCCGCCCGGCCGATCAGGGCGCGGCAGGTGAACAGCAGCTCGTCGAGCTTGCGGCCCATGGCGCGGTCGTAGTTGACCTCGACCTCGGCCACGAAGAAGCACGGTGCGGCGACCGCGTCGGGTACGTAGCCGGTGCACGTCAGCTTCCCGGTGCCCGGGGGCAGGGTCACCACGCGGGCAGCATCGGCGATCTTGTCGCGGATCGGAGAGATCTGCACGGGACGCTCCTCTCCTATCCGAAGCCGGGCAGGATGTACGGCTCGATCAGCGCCCACACGTCGGGGTCCCGGCGGGACAGCCGGACGACGCCCCACTCCGCCGAGCCGAGGATCCCCTCCGGGGAGTTCCGCCGCTTGTGCAGGCGGGTGGCCTGGATGTACGTGGCCTCGGTGATGTCGGGCGGGACCGCGGGCCAGCCGAAGCGGGTGGTGACCCGCACACGGGTCGTACTCCCGCGCGACCAGCTGCTGTTCGGCAGGAGCAGACCAGTGACCGGGCGGCCGTCGGCGAACGCGTTGTCCGGCGTCGTCTCGTACCCGGTGACCGCCGTCCACGGCCCGCCGGCCGGTCCGGTCTCCACGACCAGCCCGGCGACGCTGCCGATGTCATCGACGAGCAGGGCCTCGCCGTCGCCGTCGCACACCACGCGCCCGCGCGGCCGGTAGATACGCGCGACCGGGGCGGCATCCAGCCAGAAGCGCCGCCCGCACGTCAGGTTGATGCTGCCGGAGGCGGCGGCCCTCGCACTCTCCAGGTCCGCGTCCTGGCTGTCGTCGTCGGCCGCCAGCCCCGCCCGCCGCCGCAGCGTGACCAAGTCGCCGTACTCGTTCGCCACGGCGCACTCAGTCGCCCGGCGCCGAGGCCGGCTGCTCGGCCGCGGGCTCGGCGGGCGGCTTGCTCGCGGCCGTCTTCTTCGCAGCGGCCTTCTTCGCCGGGGACTTGCCCGCGTCGGCAGTCCGCTTGGGTTCCGAGGCGCGGCCCTCGGGCCCGTCGTTCTCGTCCGGGGCGCCCGAGTAGCCGTGGTGTTCCAGCTGCTCGTCGACCTGGCGCACGCGGTCGTCGAGCCCGCGCCGGACGTAGCCCTCGCGCTCGCGCAGCAGCGCGGCGATCATCCGTTGGTTCTTGGCCATGTGGCCCCTCCTCAGAAGACCGCGACGTCGGCGGTGTTCGTGACG